AATTATGATAATTAAAAAGTTAATCACTAAAATAATGTTCCGTCTGTCTGTTGAAGTGCATCCGGATGCGGAATGGTAAAAGTAGAACAGAATATATGGAGCTTAATACAATAAACAAAACAGGAACTTGGAGCGAAACGGCAGACCGCATCAACAGCAACTTTAGCAAGATCTCCATTGAGGTTGAAGAGATTAAGCAGAACGGCGGTGGCGGCAGTGGTGGCGGCGGTGATGTCACCAATGCCGATCATGCCAACTCCGCATATACGCTGGATGAGGATACACCTGTACAAAACTGGTTCTTGTCCGCATTGAAAGATGATGAAGCGCAAGGTATAATCAATTTTCTCAAAGGTCTGAAAATAGCCGGAAATCTGATAAACCGTATCGTGAAGCAGGGTGACAAGGATGTCACCTACACCGATGAAGACGTGATGAGTGCATTGCGTGTAATGACTGAGATAGAGAACAGCGCGGAGAAGCTGAAAGAGATATTCTTGCGGAAGAATGTGGCGGATTCCACTAAGTTCCTTCTCAGCATGTTTGCCGGTGCTGTTTTCGGGAAGAATGGTTTTGCAAGCGGTTTGACCGGATTCGGAGCCAAGATATTCGATACAGGGCATGGAGAGTTTGAGAGCATGTTTATCCGCCGGTTCCTTGAAGTTCCCGAATTAAGATACAATCGTGTGATGGTCACGCTGGGCGACAAGTGGCGTGCGCCCGGAGCTGGTATTATAGAAACAGTAGATACAGGAACCAAAACATGTACGCTTAAGCTGGAAGATGGTGAGATTGGTGCTGTCGCAGTAGGTGATATTTGTATGGGTATCTATCATAATATCACCGGGAATGCTACGGAGGATTATGACGATGGAAAGGGCAACAGGCGTTTTGCCGGATTCTGTACGGTCTATTTCACAATCACGGAAGTCACAGGTGAAAGAAACGAAACATTCAAATACCAGTTGCGTCCTACATCTTCATCGTGGTCTTCTTCTTTCGATCCATTTGAAATGATGACATTCGTTGCATATGGTAACTTTACCAATGCAGGCCGTCAGACCTCAGTCTACGAAACAAGGACTTACACCCGTATGTTGTGGAAGCAGAATACATGGGAGATCTCCGCTGCCAATGTTGCCCTGCAATATGGAGACCTTTCTAATCTGAATATATTCGGATTGAACATGGATGGTTACTCCATGTATCTGAATAATATATATATGACAGGTATTATCAAGCAGATAAAGCCGGACGGAACACCTGTACAGACTTTGAATTTCCGTGAGGAAGGATATATACCTGGCGTACATTACGATTACTACGACAGCTTGTCTTATAACGGAAGCATGTGGGCGTGTATCAATGAGGATGGTTCGTCTGCTGCACCGGGATCTAACGGCGATTGGCTGGAGATTGCTTCTAAAGGTGATACGGGAACACCGGGGGCACCGGGAAAGGACGGGGTGAGCGTGACCAATAGCGGTCCGTGGTATTCCGGCTTGGTTGTTCCCAAAATGAGTATCGTTACAATGGGAGGAAGTTCGTTTCTTTCTAAGGTATCCACTACCAATCCTCCCTTATGGTGTTGGACAGACAATGCCGGTAATCGGTTTACTTTCAATGATGGCGGATACTGTCTTACGGGTGAGATAAATACCGATGAATATGAACTTTTGGCTCAAAGCGGAAAGGACGGAAGCGATGGTACCAGTTATGAGAGGGTATTTATCCATACTACAACAGAGAGTAAACCTGCTACTCCTTCCACGTCACAGACGGACGATTATGTACCTTCCGGCTGGCATGATGATCCTGTAGGTGTTTCCAGCTCTCTGCCTTATGAGTGGATCAGTGAGAGGGAGAAGAAAAACGGTATATGGAGTGAATTCAGTGCTCCTGCCCTTTGGGCGAAGTATGGATTTGATGGTGCTGACGGTGCTGAGGGCGTAGCAGGAACGAGCATCATTTGGAAAGGTGATTTTTCCTCCGCTCCTTCCAATCCTCAGAACGGGTGGGCATACAAGAATACCACTGATAAGAAATCATATGTATATCAGGATGGACAGTGGTATCAGATGACTATTGACGGAATTGATGGGAAGAACGGGAAAGACGGATTGAGTATTGTATGGAAAGGAGATCTCCAAACACCTCCTTCCAATCCTCAGACCAACTGGGCATACCGGGATACCAATAATGGTCGTGTATATATATGGAACGGAACAGCATGGGCATTGATGGTTGTGGACGGTTCGGACGGTGCTGATGGTGCAGCCGGTTCTGACGGATTGAGCGTGTTTATAACTTATAATGACAGCACTTCCCAACCTTCTGTACCTACCGGGAACGGTACTACTGGAGGATGGCATACAAATGCGACAAGTGCCGCCATATGGATGTCGCAGAAGGTTGCTGCGTCCGCATCTGACGGAGCATGGGGTACACCGATAAAAATCAAAGGTGACAAGGGTGATGATGGTGAGAAAGGTGACAAAGGAGATAAGGGAGATCAGGGCGTACAAGGAATACAGGGATGTATCATACGGAGTTCAGAATGGAAAACTGGGGTGACGTATAGAAATGACGAATCCCTTACAAGCGGAACGCGATATATTGATATAGTAGCCAAGAAGAACACAAGTCCAAGTTCGTTATACGGATGGGATATGTATATGTGTAAGTCAACGCACACATCTTCATCATCGAATGGCCCAGGTAATACTACATATTGGACGGCAGTGAATGAAATGGCACCTATTTTCACAAGTCTTATTATTGCAAAAAATGCAAGTATTGATTTTGTCCAAGGCAACGAATTGATAATAAAGGATTCAAATAATAATGTTGTAGCCGGCCTTACAGGAGGAAGCAGCAAAGAAGCTGGTACAACACCTGTAAGGATATGGGCTGGAGGTAATGTTCCAGGAAACGCTCCGTTCCGTGTGGATCAGAATGGAAATCTTGTCGCAACGAAAGCGAATATCACGGGGACAATAACTGCCACAGGTGGCGTAATCGGTCCGTTCTCCATTGCTTCGGGGATGTTGTCCTCAAAAACTCTTTATGAGAATGAAACAAATAAATACGTTGGTTTCAAGCTGTCTGCCGGACAGATTGAGTTTTATAACGAAAGGACGTTCGCAAACGTAAGAATCGGGGGAAACACGCAGTTTGTCACAATCGAAGGGATTAAGTATGATGCCGGAATTGACATACAGAGTCCGAATGCCATGATCGGGATGCACATCAAGACTCCGAGCATTCCTCTGTTCGTGGAGGGAGGTAACATTTTCCTTCATCCGAACAATGACAGCTATGTTTCTCTTCGTGGCATAGTGGGGAACTGGAGGAACATATCCGTCAGCACCTCCCTGAATAACAATGATGACAATGTGATGTTTATTAATACGGGTAATATAGAAGTGACACTTCCTCCGGATGTTCCGGGACATACCATATACTTCAAACGTATGAGCGGCGGGGTAAGACTGACAGGCGGGCGCATCCTGCCTGCCCCCGGAGGAAAAGAGATGTCCTCCATTGATCTGGATTATGCGTCCGGATTCGTTAAATGTATGGGCAATTATTGGGTTATGTTTTATTGCGGATAATTTAAGGCATTAAGGAACAAATGGACACTTGATAAATAAGCTATAACAAATACACACTTCATCAATAATTAAGCGAAAAAATGGTTTTAAAAAAAAAGGAGTATAACCACACTCCATTTTTTGTTATTTCGTTTTTTTAGCTATCTTAGCAACTTGAAATATGGAACAAGTATAACTATTTGTAATGGTTAGTACTTGTTCCATAATGCCATAAAATACAAATTATGAAAATAGATTTTACAAAATTTCCTTGTTACACAGGGATAAAGAAGGATATCAGGGTTGAGATGGATATTGCGGAGTCATTGGGTAATGCTATATACACAAATGTTCCGGGCATAGCCGCCAGTTCTCTGGCTCATAAGATTTACTCTGGCAAAGGAGAAGTAGATTACGATGAACGGGAAATACGAATTATACGTGATTGTACACCGTTATTTTCTGGAGTTTATGCGGATTCCATAAACGATTATTTGGACACGAAAGAAAAGGAGGAACAAGGATGATATTACAAGCAGGTTATGATTGCTGTCTGACACAGGCCGAAGATATGCCTCTGTCGGAACGAAGATTTGAAAATCAGGTGTTGATAAACAGCCCTGAGGATGTGGCTATGTGGAAAGAGATCACATTGCAACAGAAGGAGCAGATGATTGCCGAAGCGTCCTTCATCGATACGGAAGCGATAGATGTTGAAGCACTTGATCGTGTGGATACACTACTAAACGATATTGCGGCAAATATCAACAATGCCGGGCTTACTGTAGAGGAAGCATTGGCGAAGAAAGAGTACTTTCCCTTATGGGAGGATCTGATAGGTACAGAGGTTGATGTGCAGTTCCGCTTCCGCTATGGCAGCACGCTCTATGAGGTTATACAGAAACATACACCGCAGGAGGACTGGAAGCCGGGAACGGGTACGGAATCCTTGTACAAGGTTGTGCAGATAGAGCACTCCGGCACACTGGATGATCCTATACCTTGGGTACATAACATGGTGCTGGAAGAAGGCAAGTATTACACCGATAAGGAAGTTCTTTATCTCTGTATCCGTGACAGCGGAATAGGTATGGCATTCGACTTGGAAAATCTTGTTTCGGGTGGATATGTTCAAGTGGTAGAAAATCAAGTAGTAATAAATAATTAAAAAAAATACGATTATGGCAGACAAAAAATTAAATCAAGTATCGCAGTTGACGGATTTTGATTATGCGTTGGTTGTAAAAGGGAATGACGTGGCAAAAGTTACAAAACAGCAGCTAGCTACAATTCTGGGAGAACTGATACCTGTTGTGAGCGAAACAAGCAACGGACTTGCTTGGAAAGGAGGCTTTATAGACAGACCTAAAATAACATCCAATATGTCTATTGACAATTATACTAATCCAGGAATGTACGGTTTAGATGGATGTCAAGATTCTCCATATAAATATGGCGGACTAATAATATTTAGAGCTAATGTTTTAGTTGTACAAATCGTGTATGATATGCAAGGTTCAAACAGACCCAAATATAGGCAGAATTGGGCTAATCAAGGTTGGCAATCATGGTATTCTTTTTAACAGAGTAATGGCATATTTCACGATCTGGGAGAACTGTTGGAAAATAGATTGGTAAAATGTAAGGAAATGAATATTGGAGCAAATGAGATAATAGATACTGGTGTGAATACAGGATTAATACGTTTTAAAATTAATGCAACATCTGCATCATGTGTGTTTTTTTGCAATTCAGGATCATCTAATATAATGCTAATAACACAGAATATCGATAATTATTTTACAACCAATAAATCTTCTAATAGTGGGAAAATAGCTCTTTATAAAGAGTCTGACAACGGTAACATTTTAATAAAGAATCTAACAGCCATTAACTATGGAACTTTTGTGTTTTATTACATATAAGATCTCAGATAACTACTTCTGACATGATTAAAAAACGGGTGGTCCGGTACAAACCGGTGCCACCCGATCCTGATATGCACAACGCCATGTGCGGTGCAAAGGTAATAAATTTCATCTAATTCCGGTCAGTCGTTCCAATTTTTGCCCAAGGTGTCCACATCTCATTATTCCAATTATTCCTTATGTAGTAATCATTTACTTTTAAATTGCATCCTATTTGAACTATTAAAATTCCGCAATTAAAAACAATAAGTCCACCATAAGAAAAAGGCAAGCTACCTTTTGCACCATCGAGATGATAAGTTCCTGATTTTCTATATGTATCGAAATCTGTTTCACCACTTATCTTTCCTATAAACATGAATGGGAACAGCTTCAAATTATTCATGAGTCCCCCCAGAAGCAATCATTTGCATATATTTTTGACAAATGTTAGTCCATCAACACTATCAATCACATCTGTTGAGATTTCAGTTCCTCTTATATAAAGTCCACCATCTTTCATTCCTGTTATTCCATCGCCAATCAACAAATAAAGGTCATTCCCTTTTCTATAAAGATTAAGTCCACCATCAAGATCACCATACGCATCCTTTTTAGAGGTAAAAACATATACAATTCCATCGGCTGCACTAGTTATGTATATATCTGTTTTCAGATACCCATTTACATTGCCAACGTACACAACTTCGATAAAAACAGGATTATACGGCTTTACGCTAGATATTTTTATATACTTATTTTTAATAATTGAAACAGCCATATAAAATCCAATCATTTTAGCCATAACAGCAGACGTTAAACCTTTAGTTCCCGTGTTCGCCACAGGTATCAGTTCTCCCAGCTCTCAAATATTGCTAAATTCTTGTCAAGATATAGGAATTTCGATTGCGTCGGATGGTAAATCTAGATTGTTTTCATGGCTTAGTTTGAGCGACCCATTCATGCCAATGCACAATGTACTGATATACACGTATGCTGATGATTTTACATAAACAATGGTTTTGTTCTCTTTTTTTTGATAATAAACATTAGTTAAATAGATTCCTCTTTTTATCGAATTAACGGATAGATCATCGCTATATCCTGTTAATAAAACAACAGACGGAGATGAATTTTCATGGTTCTTAAATACTGAAATAAGCATTGATATTCCTGTTAAACGATTTCTAAATTCGGCAATTTTACAATACTTCTGCTGGTCTTTTTGATATGAAGTGGTCATTCTTTGAATTGATGGCATCAATCCATCTTTTTCACTCGTAGCAACACCAATCAGTTCTTCCAGAAGGATTTGTATCA